TCTTTTTCTTTGTTCCTAACCGTTTGGTTTGGAACAATTGGGTTAAGTTTATGGGGGAGCAAGAGAATCCTTCCGATTCTATTTCTTACAGTATCCCGCAACAAGTCTCTCCAGCTGGAGGCTACGCTATCGGTTCCTTACAAGACTACCTTGGTCTTCCGACTGTTGGTCAGGTCGGCAGTGGTAATACGGTTTCACATTCTGCGTTACCTGTAAGAGCTTACAATCTTATTTATAATCAATGGTTTAGAGATGAAAATTTACAGAATTCCTCTGTTGTCGATAAAGGTGATGGGCCAGACACAAGCCCCAGTACTAACTACGTTTTGCTTCGACGTGGCAAGCGTCATGATTATTTCACTTCTTCGTTGCCATGGCCCCAAAAGGGTGGTACAGCAGTTACGTTACCTTTAGGTACTACTGCTCCTGTTCGTGGTTTGATTACATCTAATGGTGTTACTCAGGCTGTTGGTGGTAATACTATTTATATTGGTACTGCTCCTGCTACTGCTGCTTCTATGAGTTCTTCTGCCATTATGTATGGTACTTCTCGTTCTGCTGTTGGTACTGCTGCTGCTACTGCGTTTAGTGACGCAAATTCCACTGTTTATGCTGATCTTTCTGCTGCTACTGCTGCAACTATTAATCAGCTTCGTCAATCTTTTCAGATTCAAAAGTTGCTTGAGCGCGATGCGCGTGGTGGTACTCGGTATACCGAGATTCTTCGTTCCCATTTTGGTGTTACTTCTCCTGACGCTCGTTTACAGCGTCCCGAATATTTAGGTGGCGGATCGACACCTATTAATATTTCACCCATTGCTCAGACAAGCGGAACTGGTTTGACAGGTCAAACCAGTCCGCAAGGTAATTTGGCTGCTATGGGTACTTATTTGGCTAATGGCCATGGTTTTACACAATCATTCGTGGAACACGGTTATGTGATTGGTGTTGTTTCTGTTCGAGCTGATTTGACTTATCAGCAAGGTTTACGGCGTCATTGGAGCCGTACTACTCGATACGATTATTATTTTCCTGCTTTTGCTATGCTTGGTGAGCAGGCTATTTTGAACAAGGAAATTTATGTTCGCGGGGATTCTAACGATAACAACGTTTTCGGATATCAAGAGCGTTGGGCTGAGTATCGGTACAATCCTAGTGAGATTACTGGTTTGTTTAGGTCTACTGCTTCTGGGACCATTGATCCTTGGCATTATGCTCAGAAGTTTACAAGTCTTCCTACGTTGAATTCAACGTTTATTCAAGATACGCCGCCTTTGGCGCGTAATTTAGCGGTAGGTACAGATGCTAATGGTCAGCAGCTTCTTTTGGATGCTTTTTTTAATATTAATGCTGCACGTCCATTGCCAATGTATTCCGTTCCTGGTTTGATTGATCATTTCTAATGTTTGATTGGCTTACAGCTCCTCTTGCTAGTGCTGCTAGCGGCATTGCTGGTTTTCTTGGTCAACAAGAAACTAACGCCGCTAATAGGCAGCTTGCTGCCGAAAATACAGCTTTTCAGGAGCGTATGAGTAATACTGCTTATCAAAGGCAAGTCAAGGATTTAGAGGTTGCTGGTCTTAATCCTATGCTTGCTTATGTTAAAGGTGGTGGTGCTTCTACGCCTACTGGTACTGTTGCTCTAATGCAGTCACCAGCTGCTGCTGGTGTTCAATCTGCGTATAGTTCAGCTCAAACTTCTCTTGCTCATAAGCAAGTTCCTAAAGTTGAGGCTGAAACTAGTACTGAGCGTAATCGTGCTTTAAATGTTGCTGCCGATACGTGGTTGAAGCAAGCTCAAACTGGGCTTGCTACTTCTTCAGCTGCTGTTAATGCTTATGTTATTCCAAAGTTGGAAGCTGAAGCTCGTAAGATTGGTGTTGAGATTAGAAATCTTGACACATTGAATGATAAGCTTAAAGCTGAGATTGAGAATTTACCTTTGGAAGGTAAGCGTCTTATTGCTTTGGCTGCTGAGCTGACTGCGCGTATTCCTTTGATTAATGCGCAAGCTGTTACTGAAGTTGAGCGTAAGAATCAATTGATGTGGTTAGCCGGTAAGACTATGCGTGAGTCTGAATTGCTTCAGTATGATCTTGAAGCAATTGAGAAAGCCGACAATTTAGGTCGTCGATTTGGGCAGTATAAACCTGCTCTTGATACTATTTTGTCTTTTATTGCTATGTTACGACGTTAAGGAGTTTTTATGAAGTTTATTTCTGCTTATGATAATTTTGGACCTATGTCTGATAAGACAGGTCTTAAGTGTTTGGATTCGTCTTTAACTCAACAGCAGTTTAAAGAGGAAGCCGATATTAATACGATTGTTGATCGTTTTATGAAGACTGGTCATTTGCCTGATCCAGTCTCTATGCCCCAGTATGTTGATTACGAGGGCGTTTTTGATTTTCAGTCCGCTATGAATGTTGTGCGGCAAGCTGATGAGAACTTTATGCGTATGGACGCAAAAGTACGTGCAAGATTCCATAATTCTCCTCAAGAATTTTTGGAGTTTTTTGCTAATCCTGACAACGCGGATGAGGCGGTGCGCCTTGGTTTGGCTGTTTCTAATGCTAAGCCTAAGGATGAGTCCTCGCCCGTTGTGGAGGCCGCTAAGGCGGCCGGTGCAGCGTCTTAGCTGGAGAGCGGTAGCGGTTGGCACAGTTTTTCTACTTGATGTAACTGTGCCTATTGACACCTTTTTTTGTTTTTGTTCTAATGGAGTCATTCATGAAACCTTTACATCGTCATAGCGCTAACAAGCATCAGAGTGCAAGTCACTTCAAGCGTAATATTTCGACTACCAAGTTGATCAACATTACCGCTGGTCCTATGCGTGGCGGTATTCGTTTATAGGGTCTAAGTGTGCACAACGCAGTGGTCACATCCAACTCATGGCCCGATCAAGTGCGGTCAATGTATAGAGTGCCGTTTAGCTTATTCGAGAGAATGGGCAATACGCATCACTCACGAACAACAAATGCACAAGGTGTCTTGTATGCTGAACCTCACATATAATGATGCTTGGTTACCGGAACACGGTCAACTTTTTAAGGATGACCTGCAACGTTTTTTTAAGCGTTTGCGTAAGGCCGGTTTCAAGTTTCGATATGTAGCATCAGGAGAATACGGTGATGAAACCAGACGTCCCCACTTTCATATTGCGTTGTTTGGAGTGGATTTTAGTGATGATCGTGTGCTTTTTGGTCGTGCTGTTGGTGGTGACCGGACTTACATTTCTGATGCAGTTTCTAGGGTATGGCCCAAAGGAAACCACCTCATTGGTACCCTTAATTTTGAGAGTGCAGCATACATTGCCCGTTATATCTTGAAAAAGATTAAGGGCTTACAGCAACCCGAACCATTGTATAAAGACGAAGTGACTGGTGAGATTGTTTTGCCCAATCCTGAGTTTATGTTGATGTCTAAGGGTATTGGTCGGTCGTGGTTTTCTGATTATTTTATGACCGATGTTTTTCCACACGCAAGTGTGATTACTGCTCAGGGGTCTCGTGCCCCTGTTCCTCGTTTTTATAAGACTTTACTTAAGGAGGTTGGATCTGATTTAGCATTGGATATGCAATTTCGTTCTACGGCTAGAGCCGATATGGAAGTCGAACGTATTGTTTATGAGAATAATCCTGTTCGTAAGAACGCTCGCCAGCTGGTGAGTACTTCTAGGTCTAATTTATCAAAACGTATTTTATAATTGAAAGGTCAATATGTTGCATTATGTTGTTTCTGTTAAAGATCGTGCTGCCGAAGTTTTTGGTCGCCCTTTTATTGTTCCCCATCGCAATGTTGCGATTCGTGATTTTACTGATGAAGTTAATCGTTCAGCTGCTGACAATCAGCTTAATAAACATCCCGATGATTTTGATTTGTATCTTTTGGGTGAGTTTAACGATAATAATGGTGAGTTTGTATTTGACGGAAGTCCTGTTGTTCTAGTAAGGGCAAAGGATGTTTTGATTCCTGTTTGACCCTTGCACCCCTTCGGGGGTGCTTTTTTTTAATTGGAGTATTTATGTTTCATAATAAATCGGTTGATGCACACAATTTTGCAATGGTTCCCCGTGCTGATATCCCCCGCAGTAGATTTTCTATGCAGAAAACTCTTAAGACTACTTTTGACAGTGGTTATTTAGTGCCTGTTATGTGCGAGGAGGTTTTGCCGGGTGACACCTTTAATGTTAATGTTACGATGTTTGGTCGATTGGCCACCCCAATATTCCCAGTTATGGATAATCTCCATTTGGACTCGTTCTTTTTCTTTGTTCCTAACCGTTTGGTTTGGAACAATTGGGTTAAGTTTATGGGGGAGCAAGAGAATCCTTCCGATTCTATTTCTTACAGTATCCCGCAACAAGTCTCTCCAGCTGGAGGCT